TAGCCTTGCGTTCCCTGCGCACCTGTTGAGCCTTGCGCGCCGGTTACACCCTGGAAACCTTGATTTCCTTGAAACCCTTGAGTTCCTTGATTCCCTTGAGCTCCTGTGCTACCTTGCGGTCCCGTGCTACCTTGAACTCCTTGAGTGCCTTGTGCTCCTGTGCTACCTTGTGAGCCTGTAGAACCTTGAACGCCTTGGAAACCTTGATTACCTTGAGCACCTGTTGAACCCTGAGCACCTGTGGAGCCTTGAGCACCGTTGTTACCTTGATATCCTTGTGGTCCTTGTGCACCCGTAGAACCTTGCGCTCCTGTAGAACCTTGTGCGCCTGTAGAACCTTGCGCACCAGTACTACCTTGAAAACCTTGTGAACCAGTACTTCCTTGCGCCCCAGTGCTTCCTTGAGCGCCAGTCGAACCTTGTGCTCCTTGGTATCCTTGAGGCCCAACACCTGAAGTAATAGAAAATGTAATTGGGTCTGTCCCAATTTTAATTACGCCGTCTGGATTTGACCCTTGTGATACTTGAATCCATGTAGTGTCTGCATTGACAGTGCCGTTAATAACAAGTACAAAGTCACCGGGCTCAACTTGACCCGCAACGCTATTGTTGTAGTCTGTTGCACGTGTAAGTTTCCATAGCGAAGAAGTTCCACCTGCGCTAGTAATTGTATAAATACCATTTTGAACTGCATTTGATTGATTTTTAACAAGTACACGAGTGTTTGATGGAAGAGGTCCGTTATAAGTGTAACTATCTACAACTAAATAACCATTTGTAGTTGCTTGTAAGTAAGCACCAATTCCTGTTCCGTTATCCTGGTCGGCAGAACCATTTGTGTATGTTGGCGAGTTTGGAAGACCTGCTGCAGTTGCAGTGTACACAGATGCGTGAGCATTTGCAGTAGAGTTTTGACCTTGAACTCCTTGGTATCCTTGAGCTCCTTGATAACCTTGATTTCCTTGATACCCTTGTGCACCGTTGTTACCTTGGTAACCTTGCGTTCCCTGAGCTCCCGTAAAACCTTGATAGCCTTGTGGGCCTTGATAACCTTGTTGCCCTTGAGTTCCAGTTGTACCTTGAGTTCCAGTTACACCTTGAAATCCTTGAGCACCCTGGTATCCTTGTGGACCTTGAACTCCTTGAGTTCCTTGAACTCCTTGAGTTCCTTGAGTTCCTTGAGCGCCAGTAACTCCTTGAAAACCTTGTGAGCCTGTAGAACCTTGAGTTCCAGTTCCGCCCTGTACTCCTTGGTATCCTTGATAGCCTTGTGCGCCTTGCGCGCCAGTGCTACCTTGAACTCCTTGAAATCCTTGTAAACCTTGAGCTCCAGTAAAACCTTGCGCTCCTTGATTACCAATTTGTCCTTGATATCCTTGAGTCCCTTGAACTCCTTGAGTTCCTTGAGTTCCTTGAGCACCAACAACAGCGGTAGTCCAATCTGAACCACTCCAGTACTTTAATTGTGCCACACCGCTACCTTATTACTAGTAATCTTACTTGCAATTCTATACATTAAACAATGTATAGTTTATGCTATTTGTATTGCGGTCCAACCAGTAGTATTTGTTGTAGAGATTCCAGTTGAAACACTTGACTTAAAGACAATGTCTCCAGTTGAAGTAGCTCCAGCCGCTACGTACACAGGACCCATTGTAGTCAATGTTGCCAAGAATGTAGTAGAAACATTTGTAACTCCACTAGAACCACTAAACTTAAATTGAGCAGCATATCCTCCGGTAAGAGAACTTCCTCCACCGACTTGAGCTTGTATTGTTCCAGTTGCACCAGTAGTTGTTGCAGTTACTGTAGCATTTACAGTTACAAGCCACGTACCAGCAGCTAGTGTTCCAGTATTAAATACTGCTCCAGTTGAATCTGCTAAGATAGTCACATCAGTAGAAATGTTTCCTGAAGCGTAAGCAACAAACGGAGCTACAGCATCGGCAGAAGTATCCAACCAAAGAATGTTAGTGTCTGAAGGCGGAGTTCCATACGACTCGTAAATACCTGGGTCACCAATGTTTCCTTGTGAACCTTGAGTACCAGTTTGACCTTGAGGTCCCTGATATCCTTGTGGTCCAGTATCACCTTGGAATCCTTGAGTACCTGTATCTCCTTGGTATCCTTGGTAACCTTGAGAACCAGTTGCTCCTTGGAATCCTTGAACTCCTTGATTACCAGTTAAGCCTTGTTCTCCTTGGAATCCTTGATTTCCTTGAACTCCTTGAGTCCCTTGGAATCCTTGAGACCCTTGGAATCCTTGATTACCTTGAGAACCAGTATCTCCTTGAGAACCCTGGTATCCTTGGTTTCCTTGGTCGCCCTGATATCCTTGGTTTCCTTGGTACCCTTGAGCACCTTGAGAACCAGTGTTTCCTTGAGTACCTTGGAATCCTTGGTTTCCTTGGTCGCCCTGATATCCTTGGTTTCCTTGATAACCTTGCGTACCTTGCGGTCCAGTATCGCCTTGGAATCCCTGAACTCCTTGGTCACCCTGGAACCCTTGATTACCTTGATAACCTTGTGTACCTTGTGGACCAACTGCTCCGTCAAGGTTAACTACCCATGATGAACCAGAAGGTGAACCAACAATGTCAGTAGTATTAGCAATGTTAAAAACAAGTTTACCACTTGCATTATCATATGAAACTACACTTGCAGTTGCGTAATTAGCATCGTCTTGCGCAACAAGAATAGTTTGAGGAGTTGAATAAGCAAGTCCAGCAGCAACATACAGTATGTTACTTCCAACTGCAAGAGTTACAGTTGTAGTACTTGTTGTTGAGAACTTGTCTCCTGTGACACCTTGGTAACCTTGGTAACCTTGAGGTCCCATGTCTCCTTGGAAACCTTGTGAACCAGTATCTCCTTGAAAACCTTGCGGGCCTTGGTCTCCTTGGAAACCTTGAGTTCCGTCATTACCTTGCGAACCTTGACTTCCGTCTGCACCTTGATTACCTTGGTATCCCTGGTATCCACGTACACCTTGGTAGCCTTGTGGTCCCTGGTCTCCAGTAAATCCTTGATATCCCTGAAGACCTTGGTCTCCTTGGAAACCTTGTTCGCCTTGTACGCCCTGTGTGCCCTGGTTTCCTTGAGCTCCGTCACTGCCTTGCGAACCTTGATATCCTTGATACCCTCGTGTTCCTTGAGCTCCGTCATTTCCTTGAGTTCCTTGAAGTCCCTGGTCTCCTTGATACCCTTGGTTTCCTTGATTACCTTGAAATCCTTGGAACCCTTGAGAACCAGTATCACCTTGGTATCCTTGTGGACCGTCATTACCTTGAAAACCTTGAGTTCCTTGGTCGCCTTGCGGTCCTTGATATCCCTGGTTACCTTGCGCACCGGTTGTTCCTTGAGAACCTTGATAACCTTGCGCACCTTGTGACCCTTGAGAACCTTGATTACCTTGGACACCAGTAGAACCTTGAGGGCCTTGATTCCCTTGAGTACCTTGAAACCCTTGAGTACCCTGAGAGCCAGTGTCACCTTGAGAGCCTTGATTACCTTGAGTACCTTGCGACCCTTGCGAGCCCTGAGCTCCAACAACGGCCGTAACCCAGGCTGACCCGTCCCAATACTTTAACTGTGCCATTAAATCCTTATTTAGAAAGTGTGAGTAAAATGTCTAGATGTCTTGTGTCTATTGTATCTTTTTTTACAAGCAAAAAGTTTAAGCAAACCTTTTATTTTAATTAGTTGGCGTCCAAACTCCACTAATAAGTCTAAGTACGCATCCTTCAAAAACAGGCATTCCACTTACTGGATATCCAAGTATCATTGATGACGTGTCAATCCCAGAAGCTCCTTGGTTTCCTTGTGAACCTTGGTAACCAATATTTCCTTGAAAACCCTGCGTTCCTTGAGGCCCTTGATATCCTTGAGAACCTTGAGAACCAGAAGAACCTTGATTACCAATATTTCCTTGCGTTCCTTGGACTCCTTGTGCACCTTGATACCCTTGATTTCCCTGGCTTCCCTGGTATCCTCTAGCTCCTTGCGCTCCTTGCGCGCCTTGATATCCTTGAGGACCTTGTGGAGCAACGGCCGGAGTAGTTTCGTCAAGCCAAAGAATGTTTTCATCAACTGGAGGAGTTCCAGTGTCAGTTGCTAAAATGCCAGGGTCTCCGGTAACTCCCTGTGGACCTTGCGGGCCAGCTGGTTCTGATTCCCATGATACCGCAGTACCTGATGAGTAAAGAATTGTACCTTGTGGGCCAATTGGAAGATTTGTAAGAGCATTTTCACCAGTACCAATAAGAAGGTCGCCAGCATTTTGTACTTTTCCAATTGTATTTACTACAGCAGTGTTTGCTTCTTTTAAGTCGACTGATGTAAGAATATGAACAACAGGAGCATTTGAATTATGTGAAACTGAATTAGTTCCATCATAGCCACGTGTTATTCCTGTAAGAGTAACTGGACCTGAGCCCCATGAATAAGAACCGGCAGGTACGTAAATCTTTTCTTCATTTGCGTTTCCAAAGTCAAGTGCAAGAGCAAATCCTCCACCAGAACCAAGTCCGTTCCAACCTGATGTTGTATTGACAACAACAATTGTCGTAGCAGAAGAAGAAATTGAAGCATCAAGTTGTGATGTAGGAGCTCCACCAACATAAGTATTTGTTGTATATGGTGTGCGAGCCATTAACTTTTTTCCTTCACCGAGTCACTTGGTGCAATTTTACCATCTTTTTGAGCTTGTAAAGCAATCATTAAGTTAGACTTAAAGATAAGCCAGTAAGAGCAGGAATACTTGGAGTAGTTCCAGATGAAGCCACGGTTAAGTGCTTAGAAAGATACGCAAATCCAATTACATTTCCACCAGTTATTGCATTATGAATAGTGATTGCAGCAAGAGTTCCCCATGAAGCACTTGATGTTGGAAATGAAACAATGTTTGCATTTGTTCCTGTAGTTGGGTTTGTTCCACTTGGCGCAGGAAAATTAGTTGTTGTATTTGAGTAAGCAACTCGTGAATAGTTTGTTCCAGCAATAGATACTTCATTGAATGACGGTGAAGTACTTAACCAAAAAGGAGAAGTTGTTGATGCAACATCTTGCCAAGTTACTGTGCCATCAACAATTGTTCCTCCAGCGCTAACAGAAGACCAATTTGGTTCGGTACCCGATGTGGTGCCTGTTGATGAAGCAACAAAGATTCTATTTGTTCCAGTTCCTGGAGTTGCAAATGTATCAAAAGTTGTTGGGATAACGTATGTTGCCCCAGACGTGGCTGCAGTAGTTGCAGACCAAATATTTGTAGTTTGAAGACCAAAATAGTATGTTGCTGGAGCAGCAACTCCGCCAAAAATGGCTGGATAAGCAATTGTTGATTCACCGTAGTATGTAAGTGGCATCTTGTTCTTTCTTTAGAGTGTTACATCATAGTATCGGGCAAGGTCGGCAGGAAACACACTAGTGTCTGCCTGGTCCGGTACTAATCCTATACAACGATGGGCAAGTGAAGATGCAGTAGAACATACCATTCTTTGGCCAGAGCCAAGAGCTAATTCTATTGTAGGAATAAAGCAATCAAGAATCATTCCAAAGATTGAAAACCAGCCGTACTTAATTCCTTCACACCAGAGTCCAAATTGAACTACTGTATTTAATTGCTCATTTGTAGCTTCAATTGGACTCACAACTACATAGCGTTTGCTTTTATAGTTTTGTAAATCTACAATTGTTCCGCCTTTTGCTTCCATTTGCGATACTTTGGCTTCTTTTCCTCCAATAATTACAATCATTGAGTGATTAAATGCGCAAAATTCTTTTTTGTATTGCGCTTGCCTAAAAACATTTCTGCGAACCCAGTAGCGAATTCTTTGCCCAAATCGAATTACAAAAGGAAGAAAACCATTATGAACAACTAAAATTAAGTCTCCAGGTTTTGATGTAACGCAATGCTTGCCAGAATTAAACATGGTTCTAGTTGCGCGAGGAACTACAGCATTTTTCATTCGGCTTCTCCTTCATGAAAACCTAAATGACGTTCTAGTTTCATTGCAACTTCATCAACTTTTTCTGTGTAACTTTTGATTATGTCTGTAAGTATATCGACTTTTGCTTCAGTCCTTGCCGCAGTGTCTCCAAGGCGTTCAGTGTTTTTACCGTTTGGCGTAACTTCTCTCTTTATTTGCGTTATGGTCTCATTTAAGTTTTTAATGTCTTCTTTCATTTCATCTGTATCGCCTATTTTATTAGCAACGGCTCTAACTATAAGCTTGTGGTAAATCCTAACAATTCCCCATGCTCCTCCACTAACAACAACAAAAGAAGACATTAAGCCTAACCAAAAGTTAAGTGAATTGACAAACAGAAAGCTCCGTAAATACTAGAAGTGTAGCGTCTTACTTCTTAGGTGCTGGCGGTACGTGTGCGCTTGCTGCATTTATTGCGTTTGTATTAAATCGCAAATATGTTTGTGGCAAACGACCATCTTGATTGACGTGAACGTAACTAGGGTCGCCCTGTTGGCCATGTGAGATGGTTAGAGGGTTCTTTGCGTTAGCGCCTGATACGTCAACTACAAGTGCTGTGTGCCATCCGGTTCCTGGTCCATAAACAATAACATCACCTGGTTGAACTTGGTTAAGAGGAATTTTAGTTCCATGAGCAAGTAAAGTTCCTGTGTAACCCGTGTGATTGTACGATTGAGCGTTTGGGTCTGGTGCGCCAGCCCAATTGTAGCAAAGGGTGACAAAAGCAGAGCAGTCAGCGTTAACCGGCAGTACGCCAGGCTTGCCAATGCCACTCATGCGTAGTGGTCCTTCGGTGTAGTTAAACTTTTCGTGGTTAGATGCAGCCCATTTGGCCCAAGTTACAATATTATTGCGAACATCAGTCATTGTTTCTCCTAAGGAAGTGAATTAGCAAACGTCTTTAAACAATCATTATTACAAAACACTACTATCCCTGGAAAAGCAGATTTAGGTTCTCCATTGACTGAAGTTTGAAGGTAAAAGAAATCAGACTCACCGTCAAGAACTTCTTTACAACCATCACATGTAATTATACTTGAAGTAGTTATTCCCATGAGTAGTATTTTATCATGGATGGGCTAATTACTTCTGTCTTGCATCCATCACAAGTAATTACGCTTGTTGTGTTGATTCCCATTATGCCTCTTTAGACGATTCCTACAACACTAAGTGTAGAGAAGTTTATTTGACCAGTTCCTGTGTTCCAGTTGCATCTCATTGTCATTGTTGAATTTGTTACTACTGGTGAAAGTGGCACATAAACAAGCGACCCTGAATAAGTATTTCTAGTGGTTGTTAATGCTTGACCAATCGCAAAGTTTGCAACAAGGGCGTTACTTGGCCCTTCAATAATGTTTACAGAAAGAGTTGCGGAAGCAGATTGAGCATTTGCTTGACCCATAGAAAAAGTAATTAAAAACTTTGAATAAACGTATGTATCTGTATTAAAAACAACACTGTTAATTGCTACTGGGGAAGTTCCCACCGGAAGGGCTGTTGATTGAGGATTTGCACTCCACGCATCATTGTTTGGCGTAGAACCTGCAATGGCGACGATTGTGTATTTTTTTAGAGAATCATTCCATTGAACCGCACCGTTTCCACCACCGTTAGGCGAAGGTGTAAAAGTGTATTTACCGCCATCCCAATAAAGAATTGAACCATTACCAATAGAGCCAAATCCAGGAGTTGAACTCATGTTTGTAAAAAGCCATTGCTGAGAAAGGTTATCCCAATACATAAGGCTTCCGTTAGACGGACTTGTGGTTCCGCTAACAGCCATACCTTGAATCTTGGCAACCGTTGGATTTGGGTAAGTTCCTGAAAGGTCACCACCAGCTGCACCTGATGGTGATGCCGCAGCTGGAGCCCAAGCCGTACCGTTCCATGTAAGAACGTATCCGGTAGTTGCACCAGTAGTTGTTCCCAAAGGCGAGCCGTTAATCTTGGCAACCGTTGGATTTGGGTATGTTCCAGTTAAGTTTCCACCAGCAGAACTTCCAGAAAGAATTGGAGTTACAGCCGTGTATGAACTTCCGTTCCATTGAAGTATTTGTCCATTTGATAGAGAAACACTAGAAGTCCAGAAACCTCCATTCCAATACATAACTGAGCCGTTGCCAGTTGGAGCTCCTGTAGAGATAATTGCATTAGTGCCTGCATATGTGGAATAATAAAGAAAGTTTCCATTTGATATAGTAGTAAGGTTTAATGTATTGCCTTGCAATTTTGCAATTGTTGGGTTAGGGTATGTACCAGTTAAGTCACCGGCAGCAGTAGTTCCTGAAACTACAGGTGTTACTGCAATATATGAACTACCGTTCCATTGAAGTATTTGTCCGGTTCCAGGCGTTGCCGTTTGCACCCACCCAGCAGTGTTCCAATAAAGCATCTGCCCTGCAGCAGTCGGCGCCGCAAAAGGAGACCAAGAAAAACTTGTAGTACTATAACCAAGAAGACTTCCATTTGAAGGCGCGTTACTTCCTGTAACATTTAATGTGTATCCTTGAAGTTTATTAACTGTCAAGTTTGAATAAAGACTACTTGCAAGGTCGCCGGTTGCAGTTGATGAAGTTGTAAGAACTGTTTGCGCTGTGTAAGAACTGCCATTCCAAACTAGTACTTGTCCGGTTCCAGGTGTTGCTGTTTGAATCCAACTGGCACTATTCCAATAAAGCATTTGTCCAGCGGCAGTTGGTGCTGCAAAAGGAGACCATGTAAAACTTGTAGTGCTGTACCCAAGAAGACTTCCATTTGATGGAGCAGAATACCCAGTAACATTTAATGGGTATCCTTGAAGTGCATTTACAGTAGTTACTCCTGTGTTAGTTGTTGTGACATCAAATAAAAGAGATTGCGGAGTCCATGTTGAAGTTGAGTTGTTATAAATAAGAATTTGAGCATCAGTAGGCGCCGTTGCTGAGACTGCTTTACCTTGAATTTGTGTTGCGTTTCCAGTTCCTCCAGAAGAAGGAGACCATGCAGTTCCATCCCATGCAAGAACATAACCTACAGTTGCTCCTGTAGTAGTTCCGAGTGGAGAACCGTTAATTTTTACAACGTGAGCAGAAACTGCGCCACTGCCAGTTGCAGTAACATCTCCAGTAAGTGCTGTAATGCCTGAACTTCCTCCTCCTCCAACAGAAGAAACCGGCGTCCACACTGCATCTGAACCTTTACCGGTTGACGTTAAGTAAAGTCCTTTTGTATTTGTTTGTGGAATGTTACTCATAACTTACCTTTATTGCGCACTCACTAATACTACTGACATATACGTAAGAAAAGTTCCAGTTGTGGCAAGTGAATCTTGAATTCCATAAATGTAAAGACCATTTGATGCAATTGCAGAAAGCGTGACCGGAGTACTGTTAGCAGAAAGATGCACAATGTCAGAAACTACACTTGTGTATCCATTTACTGTTGCAATTGTTTGAACTGTTGTTCCTTTAGCTTTTATTGTTCCACCAAGTGTAATAACTGCTTGTCCGTATGTGCCTGCCGATGGACTTACATACGGAGCAGTTCCAGTTGCGCCAAAAGTTATTGCGCCAGACACTTGATAATAACCAGAAGTTGGCACGACAATTCCTGATGCAGATGCGGTTGCTCCATTTGCAACTTCAGTTGTTACATTCCAAGGAACCACCGTCGTTCCAGAAATAGTTGTTGCATAAACGTAAGAAACACGAGCAAGTGGTTGCCCTGCTTTTGGTTTTATTGTACTAGAAAGATAGTAGAGTTCTGCTTCCATAATCTCCTAAGGACTCACATACACAATTGATAAATAAGTCAAATTAGGGAGCCCAGTGGTTCCGTTTCCCCAAGCATAAACTTGACCACTATTTGTTGTTGCGTAAGCAGTAATTACAGCCGTCACTGATTCATTTTGCGTAAGGTACACAAGGTCAGAAACAAGAACTCCGTATTCCAATGCTGTAGTTTGCTGGTTAATTTGGTTACTTCTTGCAATCAAAGTATCATTAGCATAAATATCCATATAAGCATAAGAACCTGAAGTTAAGTTTCCGTAAGAAATTGAACTTGTAGAACTTAATTCTGCTCTTCCAATAACTTTGTACCAACCAGTTTTAGGCACTGTAAATCCGTCACCACTTGCAATCATTCCATTTACACAAAAAACTGCTGGTTGGCTCCAAGTTATTTCTGTTTGTGTGACTCCTGTATACGCAGTATCATATGTTGTAACTGTGCCAGTACTAAATGTGTTTCCAAACACATAAGGAAGTGAAGTCCCAGCAAGTTGATTTTCGTAAGTAAAAGTAGCAGGACTTGGCACAGAAAGAACTGTTACTGGAGAGTTGTTAAATCCAGAAAGAGAACTAATGTTTCCGCCTGCAATAGTTGCATTTGCAGAGTTTAAGTAAGAAAAATTATAGCCATCAATGTATGAAATTCCAGTTTGCAACCCATTAAATCCAGATAGTCCAGTAACATTAAATCCTACAACTGGTGTTTGGCTTGTATCGATTGAAGAATCATACGTGAAGTTTAAAGAATCATTTACTGTAATGTTTGCTCCAGTTACTGTGAATCCTGATACTCCAGAAACATTTCCTCCAGATGCGGAACTTGCAATAGTGCTAGCATACGTAAGTGAAAGACTTGTTGGCACAGTTGTAATTGCGTATGTGCCACTAAATCCAGTTCCGTAAGACCATGTCCCACCGTAAGCAATTTGCGTTTGAGTTGAAGGAATAGAAAATGAAGTTGATGAAATAGGAGTTATTGTGTATGTTCCGCCGTAAGGAGAAGCTTGAGTTCCAACGTATCCAATAGACATAGTGGAATGATTAGTAGTTCTAAAATAACAAGTTGTGGAAAAACTAAATGTTGGATATGTTTTACTTCCAATTACTACTGTGCCTGTACTTGTGACAATTTGATTTCCATTAAATCCAGAGTTTCCACTCCAAGTTGCCGATGTTAAAAAAGCATCAAAAGAACTGAATGCAGTACGAACTTGAACAATTGTTGAAGACGGACATGAATCAACAGTCCATGTTCCGTTGTATTTAGAATTTGTACCGGTGAGACCATTAACAGTAAAACTACTGCCTGGAACTAAACCATGGTCATGTTGTGTGTAGTACCATACAGTAAAACCTGTAACAGGACTTCCAACAATTTCTGAAAGATTACCTGATGTTGAGACACCAGAAATGTTAACTGTATTTCCAGTTGATGCGCCATACGGAAGAGTTGCTGCATCTACAACAACAGTTGCAGTAGTAGTTCCTGTGTTTCCAGAAGTAGTAATTCCTGGCACAGTTCCTTGATAAATAATGCTGTATCCAGCGGACCCTCCTGCAATTGTCACTGTGACTGCTGTTGTTGGTGCGTTTGAAGTAACAACTAAAGCATTGCCAGATGACGGAGTGTTTGGAGTAATTGAAGAAATTGAACCTGAGCCAGAAGGAACATACACGGTAACATTTTCTCCAACAGTTAATGTGTGCGGTGAAGAAGTATTGACTGTGACTGCGCTTCCGTCTCCACTAATGTCAACAATACCAGAAGAAATAGCAGGAAGATTATAAGAAATGCTTGCGGTGTTACCAGTTACAAATCCATGATTTGTAGTTGTGGTGACAGTGGCTGTTGAGCCATCTCCAACAATTGAAGCACCTGAAAGATTAACTGTATTATTTGCAATTGTAACTGCTGCATTGTCTTGTAGAACATGAGGCGTAGTTGTAGTGACAATTGCTGTTGTACCATCTCCAATAATAGTTGCAATTGAAGAGTTTGTTAAGTTATTTGCAATAGTGACAACTTCTCCGGGAACAAGTCCGTGAGAAGACTGAGTTGTAAGAGTTACAGTTGAAGCATTTTCAAGCGCAGAAATTGAAAACACGCCGATATTAGTTGCACTATTTGTGATGAGTTGAGAACCATAAAGAGCAATACGGCCTGCAGGTATTCTAAGATTTTCTTGATTAAATAAAAGATAAGAAAGTTCAGCGTCCATAAATATTTTCTACGAGCAAACGTACGTTAAAGATAAGTAAGAAGAAGCCGTGTCTGAAACTCCAGCAGTCCATAAATAAATAGAACCGCCAGATGAAGCAGTAACTAAAGCTTTAACAACTCCTCCTTGTGGGACGTACACTAAATCTGCTGCTGCACTTGTGTATAAAGAATTAGATGCTGATTGAGCAATTGCCGTTCCTTGACTATAGTTTATTCCATTCACAATTAAGTCTATTCTACCAAACGAACCTGAAGCAGGCCCAGAATAAGTAGAGCTAGAACTCGAACTAAATGTTGCTAATGCTTGCACAAGATAGTAACCTTGAAAAGGCACGGTAATCCCAGATGTTGCAGCAATCATTCCGTTTGTTGCAAAATCCGTGGCATTCCAAGTAGGAGAAAGAGTAGTTGAAATTAGTTGAGCACTTGTTGTATGCACTCGAGCTACTGGCTGGTTAACAGGTACGTTTTTTGTAAGTAGATAAAGAGTTCTTACATCCATTATGAAAGTTCCATTGTTGAAGTAAGTATCATCATTGGCTGGTTGTTTAATCCAGCAATACCGTCATAAAAATGAGAAGTTAAAGATGATGTTGTGTTTTTTCCAGTTGGGTCATATGTTACATCAGCAATGTATTGAATTGCTCCGCATGGATTTGTATACTTTACTGTAGACCATCTTGCAATGTTATCTTCAACAAATCCCATAAAGTTTGGGAATGGCGAATTTGTAGCAGAAAAAAGAACTAATGAAAGCATTTGGTTATTTGTGTTAGAAGACCAGCCATTAACTGTTTGCACAACATACGGTGGGAACGTGTACGTTAAAGAAGGAGATTCATCTGAATCTGGAACATAAACACGAGTATCTTGAAGAGCAATGTTAACTCCAAAATTAGTTCTTGTACCGCCAGATTCAGTTAATACTAAGAATTTTCCAGTTACATTTGAAGGAAGAGGAATGTCAATCCATGTTGAAGGATAAATAAATGATGCAAATCCATAACTTGAAAGAAGTGATAGCGTTCCATCATCATTAAGAAAAACTACAGCATTTGTTAATGCATCGTAAGCAGAAACTCCACCGTAAAAAGTGGCAAGTGACATTATGTTATCACTTGTGCATGCACCATCTTTACTAAGACCAATGACTGAAGTATTTGTAATTATGTTATTGCCTTGCACTCCAAGAATTAGTTGATATTCGTCAACAAATCCTTCTACATCTGCATCGCTAAACAACGGGTTGTAGTACTGCGCTATAACATTTTGCCAAGACCCAACTTGAAAAACGCTATTACCATCAATCCATGTTGCCATGCAATAAAGAGTAAGAAATCCCATGTCAGTTGTGTCTCTTACATACACAAGATTTCCAACACTAAAACTACAAAGACTTGAACGTTGAAATGGTCTTCCTTGGCCCGTGTCGCATGGAAGTTGTGGTGTTGGACTTAAAGAAGAAAGAACACCGGACGAATCTAGTATTGCATAGTATCCGTTATATATTTCTTGCCCATTAGAAACACCGCCAAAAATAAACAAATAATCAATTGAGTCAATAGTTACTACACTTAGAGAAGGAGTGACATCTGTTGAAAGAAGGTTAAATGCAGGAAAAGAAAATCCTTGAATTGTCCCGCTATTATTGTATGTAAGTTGAAGTGATTGCCATGTTCCCATAGTACCGTCTTGAGGAAAAGAAGCAGAATAAAGAGTTCCAGATGGTCCTATTGCATATAAAACAGAACAAGAAGGAGCAAATGTAATAGCAACTTTGTATTCTGGAAGAGGAGCGCCTTTTGACCAAAGCCCGACTTCTCCAGTAAGATACTCTGCAAAATAAACATCATTTGTTGTAACTACTCCAGTATTTGAAGTAGATGCTGCATTTATTGCAGCAGTTGAATTTGAAGATGTGATGTTAGTAACTACAACATAAGTGGATGCATTTACAAATTGCGCGTCAGTTGAAGTTGTTAAAGAAATAAAAGAACCAACCGGATAGACTCCAGTGTTTCCAAATACAAATTGACATCCTAAAAGATAATTGTTTACTGCATCAACACTTGTGTATGAAATAGTAGTTGAATTAGAACCATCAAATAAGATTGCATTTCCACCGAGTGTAGAAAAGTTAGCAATGTCAACAACGCTAATAATTCCATCATTAGAAGTAAATGAAGTTATTGTTGAAGAAGTAATAGTAACGCTATGAAAAGTTGTAGTTGTAAGTGACGCAGAAGGAATCATCGAACTATTCATTGAATAAAACGGCCCTGGAAGATACTCATTTCCATCAGTCCAGTTTGAAGATGGAAGTGCATTAAGTATTTCTTTTGGAATTGTCAAAGAATAAGAACTTACACCGTCAGGATAATAATGACCACCAGATGAAGTAGAACCTTGAAGAGATACGGTGACATCACAAGATGAAGAATAGTTATTCATAGTTGCATTGCTATTTGTAGCAAGTTGTAAATATGAAATTGGAATTCTAAGACGAGAACCACTAAATACGTTGATTCCATCAAGAGATTGCGCAATAGAAAAGTTTGTTATTCCATCTATTTGAGCCCATCCTGAAAAAGAAGTATTTGCAAATGGCCCACCAAATCCCATTGTTACTCCAGATGTTGAAGTAGTGAATCTTGGTATTGTGCCGTCAGAATAAGAAGAAACTAATGTGTGAACAGAAAGTTCTTGATTTATGTCTGTAGAACTTATACCGTTAGTTTGCGGTACTGAATGCCAAGTATTTAATGTAGGCATTATGACGCAGAAATCGGGGCATTTGCCGCATTATAAGAAAGTGAAATTGTTGAAGAAATACCAGCACCTGGATAAGACCATACAGTATTAGAGTTTGCAAACATCCCAATTGCATCAATGTAATGTATTTCTCCATTTGCAAGATTACCAGTTGCTGGAAGCACATTAACAATAATTTTTGCGAGAACAGCATTTGCTGGCGCAAGAGCATTGGCATTGTAAGTTGGAGTAAATGTATTTGCAGAAGTCTCAGCGGTAAGAGTTCCTTGAGAAGTTGTAATAAGAACTTGCGCTCCTGTGTACCATTCAATGTCAACTCTAATGTTTCTTAAAGTACTTGCTGGTGCAACATACGCAACAGCAGAATAGTGTGAACCTGATGTTACTGGAATGTATTGAATTCCAGTTGATGTGTTAGTAAGCGCGGTGCTAATTTTTGCAGAAGAAGGAGTTCCAGAAATAGTTAGTTTAGCAGAATGCGTTCCATTGTACGCAAGTGTTGTTGAAGTGGCTACACTTCCTCCAGTTGCAGTAAACGTTCCAATGCTACTTTCAAAACTTGCATCATCTCTGCAAAGAAGATTGAAAGGAGCAGAAGGATATTTTGCTGCCCATTCTTGCACTGAGCTAATTAAATTATTTCCATTGTATTGGTATCTTTTATGTAGAGCGCCGTTACCTTCATAAACATTTGTAAGATTTGAAGTACTTGCAATTGCAGTTTGAAGAGTTGAATACATACGAATTGCGTAGCCGTAACTGTGAGATGTCCAACCAGTACCGTTGTACGTATATGCTCCAGTAGAATCGGTTGAATGAGTAAGAACTACGTCATTAATGCTTGGAACAATGCAAGGAGCAGTTGAAACTGGAGTAAAAACAATGTTGTAATACGTGTACGAAGACATTGAATAGTTTAATGGGAATCCAGTAGTTGGGATTGTATTTTGCCCGCCACTTGGTAGCCATTCTGCTGGAATGTAACAAGAAGCATACACTACACCGTCAGGTCCTCCTCCAGTATCTCCTTGAAGAGTTACGTAAACGTCACATCCGGCATTTGTTGTTCCAAGTGCAACTGCAATCCATCCTAGATTAAGTGAACTTCCAACATTTGAAGTCTCAAATCTATAGGAAAGTTGTCCATTTGTTCCTAAAGAATCTGTTTGACTGGCAGCCGTAACAGTATTGATAAGAGAGCCGGCGTACGTAAATGTTGCATTGTGAACCGAAAGAAATTGATTAACTTGTCCAGAAAGAGTAGCTTGGCCAGCAGTTGCTGAAGACCATGAAGGAGTAGTCATTACCAAGCCACCGCGTAAAGAGAAAGTTGAAGAGAAAGAACTAAACTTTGTCCGACTGGCCAAGTAACTGTAGGATTAAATGCTGCATGGTCTAGCATATCTCCTGAGTTTGCTTGGTTTTCAGCAAGAACAAAAACTCCAGCTTCAGTTAAAACATAGTCAGTATTTGAATTATTTATTGGAAATTGAAATTGCCATACAGCTTGTCCTGGATTTGAACCTACTGCTGAAATGTATCCAGAAGCAGATGCAGTAGTACGACTAAGTTCTTGTTTAAGTTGCGTGTCTGAAATGGCTGGTGGAATTGTGTACACATCTCCAATGCCAATTGCACCGTAAATTGGAGTAATTATGTAAGGAGAAGTTCCAATGTCTGCGGCAATATCTTGCACTCCAAGATATGCTATTGCAGCAGCAACGTCAGAAAGTCCAGCAGTACAAATAGTATTGTCTTCCTCCCACATACCAGTTCGTATCTTGCCATCAAATGTCTCTACTTTAAGTTTTCCGTGGAAGTTTAGTCCTGCGTTCATTGCCATGCACCTTGTATATAAGTAGTTCCATCATTATAAGTAGCTAAATTAGTTCTAGCAGTAATAACAATATTATCCATCATAATCATACCGTCTGAAGATGTTTGAAAAGTATACAGCACATCAGGAGAGTCTGCAGCAACTGTAGGGTCTGTATTTGAGTTTATTTGGTCATTAAGTGCGCCAATTGCATCAGCAATTGTGTACGCTCTTTGGCCAGTTGCTGGAGTGTAGTACTGAACTGGAGAGTTTGGTTGCAATGCTGTAAAACCAGATGTTGAAAATGAAAGTGACAAAGAAGCATTTATTGAAATTATAGCCATTAGTGCAGCACTCTAATCCCTGTCACAGAGCATTTTCTGTACCCACCTTGAGTAACATTTATTGTTTGTTGAGTAATCATGTATTGAGCGTATAAACCTGGAGCAAAGTTTCTTTGCGAGTCAAGAAGAAGACTGCTATCTAATATAAATAGTTGACCTGCTCTCCAAAGTCCAATCCATTCTTCATTTGTTGTAAAAACAATTTTTTCTTGCGGGTGACCGTATTCTGCAAGTTCTCTTGTTGCTCTTTGATATGCTCCAGCAGTAGTACTAATTGATTGCTGGTTGACAACAATTGCAAATATGCCTTTATTGAGCCCTCCAATTGCATTCTGGGACTGCTTTAAATCTGCTTGTGCGGTAATAGTTGAACGATATCTATACCACAAATGAATCACAGAACCAGTGGTTGGAATTGTGCCATAATTAGGCGTAACTTTTAAAGACCAAGTTCCATCGTTATTTTGAGCAATTGTCCATTTATCTGTGACTGGAGTTATTCCATCAAAAATAGATATACTTTGTTGCACGCCATTAACAGTGATTGCTGGAAGAACTGTCTTTTTTAGAGTTTGAGTTGTGACTGCTCTTGCTGAAGTATCTGGAACATAAGAAAGACGCCAATTTGAAGTTTGACCGTCTCCAACATAAGAATTAGTAGGCGGTTTCTTTAAAGTTGTTGAGTGAGTAATTGAACCGCCAACAACAAGTGCTCGATTGTAGAGAGAACTACCGTCAAATTCGTATTGAAGTCCTGCTCCTTGGTCTATGTGACATTCGTAATAAGAAAGATATCCTTCAACAGTAGGCTTGTCTGTGACAACAACTCCAGAATCATATGCTTGTTGCTGGTCGTAATAATGAAGATTTAATTGACTATCTACATACCAACCGTAAGCACTTTGAGAAGAAGCCATTTTTGATACTTTTTGAAGAGCAGAAGTCAAGTTTTGATAATGAATAACAGTACGTGGAAGAATAGGTCCAGGTTCAACAAATCCTCCATCGCTAACAAGAGATGCGTTAATTCCACAATTTGCTTTTTTAACTAAATCAACAACTGCATTTCCCATTGAAATACCTTCAAATGTTCCTTGAACAATTGCAGCATTAGCATATCCACTAAAGTCTACACAACTTAAAGTCCATTCTGCTTCTGTAGGAGAGTTTATGTAAAGTGTTTGCGTCTGAACATATCCATAAAAAAGAGTAGCATTATCATCAGCATCTTGAGGAAGTGCTCCTTGACCAAGATAATAATTGTACGCAGTTTGGTCAAAAAGTTTTACTACTGAAAACGATGGAAAAACAAAACTTGGAGAAACTTTTAAGTTTGGTGGAACTCCGGTTGAATAGTTTGCATCAACAATAGAAATTGTAGCCGTGTCGCCTTGACGACCAAAGTTTTGTGATACTGATATGCCATTTTTTCCACCTTGATATGCAAGATAGTGTCCATAATCAACTGTTGCGCTGTTAGGAGGTGTGATAAAACACGAAAGCTGCGGAGCAAGAGTGGCAGTCATTAGTGTGTAAGAACTACACCAGCCTGTGGAAGTACCGTAGAATTAAGGTGCTTACCAAGAGCATTTGAGAAGTCGTTAAGAGAACCGTACACTGCTCCACTTACATTGACATTTACAATAGTTGTTCCGCCTTTTGAACCGCCAGTGCTTGAATATACTGGAGAAACTACTTTTTTATTTGTAAGATTTTTCATTTGGTTTGGAGTAAGAACAGTTTCTCCAGCTTGAAGAAGCGCTGGCACTTCTTGTCCAGGGTACCCTTGCACAACTCCACCTGTGTGGAAAGGCCATAGTTTTCCTACAAAATTGACAACCGTATTTAATCCAGGTATTTTATTTAAGACTGTCTTAAATGCATCCCAAACTTTTGATGCTGCATTTGTTATTCCTTTTGCAATACTTTCAATAATGTTAGTTCCAAAAGAAACCATGTCGCTTAATACTCCGCCTAGAAAGCTAAGAATTTTTGAACCAAGCGAGCCAAAGAAACTAAGAATTTTACCAAGTGCGCTAAGCACCGTCCCAACTGCTTTTTCAACAGAAGGACCGATGGCTTCCCAAATCTTTTTCCATACTTCCCAAAGAAGTGTAATTCCTGCAACAATAAGTGCAATTGTAGCAATAAGTGGTAATAAAAGAATTCCAAGTGCAACCATTGCAATTTTCACAACTGCAACAATTAAATCAAAAATAGGCTTAAGAAGCTTCCATGCATCATCCCATATTTTTACAAAGAAATCTGCAACGTCTTTTGCAACTGTTTTAATTACTCCCCAAACAGTTGTCCAGTGTTTTACTAATTCGTACACTGCAAGTACTACGAGTGCTATAACGGCAATCACTGCAAGAATTGGCCAAGTAACAGCCCAAATAGATGCGGCAAGTCCTACATTTGCAGTTTCTGCTGCTCCAGCAGCAATTGTTTCTCCTCCAAGCGCAGTATCTACAATAGCAGTGTTTGCCGCCATAGTATCTTGTGCAACCTCTACTTCTCCGTTAGAAACAACAAGAGCTTCATTCATTGAAATCTGCTCAGTTATTTTTCCAATAACTTTTCTGACTCCGTCAGAAACTGCTTTAAAGCCATCTCCTAAATTCTTAAATGCAGTTGTTGTTGCTCCTACTACTTTATTGCCAGCCCACATTATAGTTACAAAAAGACCAATACCTCCAACAACTTCCATAACAACTTTTACTAAATCTTTGTTTTTCCCAACAAAATCAGCAACTGGCTTTAAGACAGCGGCAATGCTTCCAACAATTTTTTCCATAATTGGAAGAAACGCATTTCCAAGTTCAATGCGCACCGCAGTAATTGCATTATGCATTTTTGTCATTGAAGCTTCGTAAGTACTATTAGCTTTTCTAGCAGCTTCTTGAATTGCTTTTTGATTTTCAATTGATTTAGCTGCTTTGTCGTACCCGGCGCCTCCAGCAAGAATTGTTGGAAGAAGAGCTTTTGCTTGAGTACCGAAAAGAATTGTTGCAATACGAAGTTGGTCAGACTGGTTTTTCATTGCAGCAAGTTTTGGCCCTACTTGTTCAATAACTCCTTTAATGCCGACAAACTTTCCACTTGAGTCAAACAGTTTTACATTTAATTGCGCTAATTCATTTTGTACAGGAGTGAGTTTTAATGCATTAAGTGTTTTTACGGACTCACCACTTTGAGTAATAAGTGTTTTAATTGACTTTAAGTATCCTGCGTATGCAGGACTGGTCTTAGAATATGATTTTATTTGCGCATCAAATGCTGCTGCACTCATACTACCGTGAGTATATGCAGTAGCCATTGCTTGTAATGAAGATGGAAGTGACTTAATAGCGTTATTGATTTCTCCTACTGTTGGCACCGTCGCTCTACCTGTTTTTAGCAATGTGTTAAGCATACTATTAAGAGCTTGCGATGACCTCTTTGGGTTCATTCCATGCTCAGTCATGTCTAGCATCAAAGAAGTTGTATCTTTAATGCTTGGAGCAAGAATTCCTAATTGACCCTTCATACGAGTTATCTGTTGTGTGACCGCAGACATTCCTTGACCAGTAAGACGGCCTACGTTATAAAGTTCGCTTTCAGCAGTGGCAGCATCTTTCACATTTAATTGATACTGTTGCATAATTTTTGCAAGGTTAGTTGTGACCGTTGCAAGAGGCTGCCCAGATGCTGCTGCGCCTTCAGCAGCAACTTTCATAAAATCTACGGCGTCTTTAGCAGTTAGTGTGTGTTTTGTAAGTGTACTTAATTGACCAGCAACGGAACCGTAAGAACTTGCAATTGTTTGAGCACTAAAAATAGAACTTTCTGACATGTTCAAGAAAGATTGACCTATTTTGTCTGCCGCTTCCATTGGAAGATTAGCACTATTAGCAATTTTAATTACAGATTGTTGGTATTCTGCCGCTGCTTTTGCTGATTCATAACCAATACCAATAATTGCAGCAGTAACAATTGCTGCTTTTGGACCAATTGAGTTTAATTTATCTACAGTTGATGTTCCTCCACCTACGCCTTCTGCTTGCGCTTGTAAGTTTAATGCATCGGTGTGGACTTTTGTGGCAGCAGCGGCATCAAGTTCTGCTTTGTTAACCATTTGAAGAGTAGCCATGTACTCTTTAGACACAGCAATTTGCGCTTCTTTAGCTGCTATGTCGCCTTGTGATGCTTGCTCTGAAATTGTTTTGAACTCTGCAGTTACTGTATTAAGACGTTCTTGAGCAGTAATAAGTTCTTGTTGTTGTACATTTGCAAGTCCTCCAGCTATTTCAACATCATTAAGCGCCGTCGTCATAATTGTTCCGGATTGTTCCGCCGCATCTCCGGCAAGACCAAAATAATTACGAAGTTTTTGTATTTGCTCGTTTGCAAGACCGAACTGCTCTACAATGTTTTGAGTTGCTTCAATACCAAGAAGAAGTGTGAGGTCTTTAGTTAATGCCACTCTTAGTACCTTTGCTTGCCTTTGTTAAGTTCAGCGTCCTGCTTGGCGCGCTGCCTATTTTCTTCATTGGCAATCACATTTATAATTGTAATATAGTCTTGAACTTCTTTAAGCGGTCTTAGCTTTAATGTTTCAAAGTTAAGACCTACGCGCTCATAGAGCGCATTTTCAATTAGAAACTTCTGTAGAGACGGATGCTCCGCCGAGACTTTCATTCCCATTATCGCGGCTCTCACCGCCGTCACGAAATTGAATCTCATCTTCTCCAGAACGAGGCTTAGAAGCTTCGTTAATTCTTTCATAGATGTCAATAAAAACTGCCTGTGGAAGGCGACTAATTGAATTGTGCTTTAATTTGGCTGGTGTAAGTGGTAAGTCATTTCCTTCTTCATCAGTAAGATTCCAATCAACAATTGCACGGTAAACTAGTTCGTTTTGATACGCAATAGTGTCTGGTTCTGCTGTAAGATTATTGCCACTCATTGACATTTTACCAAGAAGTGCTCTTTGAGCTGCTTCATAGTCCTCTGCCGTAAGTGATGTTTTTATGTCAATCCAAAATCCTTTTGCGACAATTATTCGCTCAGGTTCGTTGAACAGTGATAAAAATCCTGCCATATAAATCTTCCTCTATCTTGTTGTCGGTTGTGTCCTAGTATGCTGTTGAAACGAGATTAGTAACTGTTGCGCCAATACTAGCAGTAGCAGTTGCCAAGTCGTATGATGCTTCAAAGTCAAGAGTAGACATAACAACGTTATCCATTTTGATGTCATCTGCATACTTTGAAAGGTTAATTTGTGGCAATGTAATAGTCATTGCTTGGCCGCTTGGGTGAGTAAATGAAACATTAAGTGAACCTTGAGTTCCATTCATTAACTTAGTGTAGTAACCCCAGTCAGTGTCATCCAAACTATCAAATACAACTTGAATTTGACCAGTAACTTTACGAGTTAAAGGAGTTAAAAATTGCAAATCGTGTGAACCATTAAATGTATATGTAGGTTTTAGACCGTTTTCAATATCAATGCTTACACTTGTAACTTGAATCAAATTAGTGTTTCCAAAAACAGAAAGTTCTGCTTCAGCAAATACAAAAGGAGATTCATTAACTACAGAAATTGGGCTACTTGGCGTGTCAAGTACTGTTGCACTTTTAGAAACAAGAGATGCTGTGAATTCAACAGCATTGTCTCCAGCAGAAGCTTTAACGTTGTATTTTCCAACTTTAGAACCAGCAAATTGCAATGACTGGTACCCACCAATGTTCTTTTCAACAGTCATTGAATTCAAAGAATTTGCAGCAGCAATAGTGTGAAGATACTTTCCACCACCTGCACTTGTAACAGTGTCACTACCAATTGCAGCAACAAATAGCTCTAAACCATTTGTTGGAAAGAAAGGAGCGCTAACGTCTCCAGCATGCTTGTATTCTCCATACAATGCAAAAACATTTACATCTCGAATACCCATAACAACTTGAGGGAAGAATAGACCTGGGTCAGACTCAAGTGTTACATCTGTGAATGGGACAAATGATGTAGGAGTTACCGGAGTACCGAATGTGGTCTCTTTAGCAATTCCTACGGCGGATAGGGAACCGTACTTTTCTACAATCGGTGTGGTCAAAAACCTCTCTTAATTAGTTAGTTGGTGCATCAGAAGAGTCTGTTTTGACTTCTTCATTTGGCGTCGTTGTTGGTGAGTCCTCGACTTTAGCGGTCGGCGCTTTTGAAGCTTTTGGAGCTTCTTTAGCTTGCTGACCGCTTACGCTCTCATATTGGTCAGGAAATGCAGTGAGAAGACGTTTTGCAAACTCATCGGTGACATCAATAATTGTGCCTGTGACAAGAGGAGCTACGTCAATCAAAGTCTTTTCAATAAGTCCAATGTATTTAAGTTGAGCCATAGAGTAGATATTATCCTAATCAGAAGTTGAAACTATAGTCATAGACTTACCAAATGCTTCTAAGACTAATGGTCGTATTTTTATTGCAACTTTTTTATTGAAATCATTACCTTTTGTGTCTCCACGAACAACAGAAGAAGCAAAAACATAGTCTCCAAAGCCGTTCCTAAATCGCAATGCAAGAGTTTTTTGCGGAGTGATAACTGTACCGCCAGTTGTAGGTTCAAGCACATACTTAGCATATGGCGCTGTAGAAACAAACTTTACTTTTACTGCACCAGTTAAAGGTTCAATTCTGTATCCTATTGAAGCTCTAAACCTTCCAGCATCTGGTTTTACATTACTAACTGGAGCATCTTTTTTAAGTTCCATAAGAACAATTGGAATGATTGTTGCCATTGCTCTTCTTTGAGTGGCCACCCAGTCAAACTCAAGTTTTTCTAGACCTCTAACTTTTGTAATAAAAGAACGTCTCATTACGGTATTGACATTTCTTCAATTGTGAATTCAAGAAGAGCTTCGTATAAATACAATCTTTGGTCTGCAAGAACATGTGCAGGCGATTGTTGAATAGTAAATTGCTCACCAATTGCAACAAGTTGAGATTGTTCCCCAGTAAATGCATCTGTGACAGTAATTGGCATAGGAGTAGTAACCCATGCGTTAACCACAGCATCAATTAAACTTGCAAATGCGGAGTCAGCATTTGGGTTGTTTGCATTATCTGGACTCATAAGCCAAACACTTACTATCCATGAAGTGTTTCTAAATCCAGTACCACGTTTAGCAGTTTGACGTTTATTAGTTCCACTTGTGACCCACACATAAGCAGCAGGCCCAGGAAGTTTTCCTGGATTTGGAGGAGTAATGTACGCAACCAAGTCTCTTCTATATAAGGGAGAAGAAATGCCATTTGTTATTTCTTTTGCTTTTGTTTGGATTACATTTACACCCATTAAATAACTCTTCTATATGGCTTAAGAATATCTTTTACATCTCCCATAACAACGCTAATAGAAGCTCCTTGATTTACAACACTTCCAGGCATGTTTTGTACTGTTGTAGCAGTAGAACCACGAGCTAAAGCTTGGTAAGTTGCATGAAGAATAGCTGCTTGCTGGACATCTTCTGGAAGAGAAGAAATAATAATTTGAGACTGCGAATTTCCATTGTGAGAGTACATAAGAGGTGAAGTAAGTGTTGCAACTCCAGGACCACTTGAAACACTTGTAGACGCAATTTGCACATACTCAGTTTCGGCACCGTCGTAAATCCACATTCCTCTACCAACAGAGCCATTGACCATTCCAGTGCAGTCATCAACAGTTACTGTTGTGTCTCCAATTGCAGCAGGTTGGACAATTCCAGCATGCGCCCAACCATTTGTATACGTAAGTTGAAGTCTAAATGCTTGGCGACCTCCCCACCAAGATACATAGCCTGGAGTAATCATAATTGCAGAAGGACCGGCAGCAGACTCAATTGAAATGCCACTTGAAATTGTTAAAGCATTTTCAACGTATAAAGCATTAACTGGAATTTGAGTCCAAGTAGGTCCAGCAGTAAGTGAAGAAGTATACTGAGCTCCTAAAACTTCTGTGACTGGCCATCGTGATGTAACAACTCGAGTAAGTCCATTGTTAGCAGTTGTGAACCTCCAGTTAGGGCCTAGAAATTCTTCTACGTCCACCGTAGCACGAAGTGGTTGGTTACAATAGGCATCAATCCAGTGGGTTGCTCTCCAACAAATATTTGTTTGTTCAGCAAGTTGCGCGTCTGGGTCAGAGTCAAAATCTGGAATAGTTTCCCATGAAATTCCAGTAGGAGCGTTCTTAAGGATTGTTGGTGTTATGTATGGCGTTGCCACTTCTACTCCGCGCTAGTTTGTTGTGTTAGTCGTGCGTCTTCATTCTTCTTACATCTTGTGCACAACCAATTTTCAATAGCATGAGACCATCGAACATGCTTTTCACAAACAGCACCTCGACAATCGTCGCACCAACTTACTACAAATCTGCCCGGTTTAGAGCAGCGAACGCATTTTCTAGCTGGCTGACCCACGACGAGCTGTTGTCTTTGCTCCACCGCGGACTGCTGCGGCTGCTTCACGAGCAGATTCCGCAACCTTTAGTTGCTCAAAACGAGCAATGTCTTTTCCAGCAAGTTCGGCATCTTGTTGCTCGTCATATGTCAATGGAACATTGCGAATATTATTTACCCAACCCATTTTGATAAGTTCTGGCTCGCATACAACGCAACTAACGCTAATGTATGTTTCATTTTTTGTGCGTACATGTGAATGCCCAGCACCAGAAATTGTTACTATGTCAATGTCACTTTGTCCGTAGACTGTCATGTTGTCTCCTGAATCTTCATTTCACTGCCGCATTTAGGGCATGTGTCTTGCCACTTCCAACCAGTAAAGAAACAACCAGTGCATTCAGCACCTCCGCCCTTTACATGCCCGAAGCCTAAAGCCGTCCTTGTAATAACACCAGTTTGTGCTACTCCAGATTTCATTGCTTGACGCACGTCTCTTGGCTCATCAATTGTGACTTTACCTTGGCGATTAGCGTCAATCTTTTTTCCATTTGGAAGTTCGATTCCCGTGCAACCTGGTGGAACTGAAATAGATGTCATTAGTGTTTCCTACTTAATTGTTTTGATGACTTAATTATACAAAAGAAAACGGCGGTGGTTTGCACCACCGCCGAATTCTTTGTAAAAATAATACTAGGCGTTTGTACCACCGAGTGCAGCAGTTGACTGCTGTAGACCCTGGATAACACCATTGTATTGTGGCGCGTAGTTAACGAGTGCACCGTACATGTAAATACTGTAACGGAACGAAGCGTCAATTACTGGCCAGTTGATTGACAGGTAGTCCTGAACCATAACGTTTTCCCAAACGTTGGAGACGTTGCTCCAAGACATTGGGAGTGTGTATGAGTTAAGGAATGCAGTACCTTGAGTCAGCCAAGGGTGAACAACGCAGCGGAGAATGCTACGGGTGATAGGGTTCTGAACTTCAGAAACCGCAGCACCTGTGCGTACTCCACCTACATCATCGCTTGATAGGAACAAACGGTAGTTTGTGTTTGCTCCTGAAGCAATGATTTCATCAGCAAGACGAGCGATGTCTGAACCTTCTGCAACCAATTCTGCAGGGTCGGCACGGAATCCACCAGTTTGCGATGCGTTACCAGTTGCTGCTGAACCACCGTTCCACATTGCTTCAAGAGCAGTGAAAAGAACATTGTGTGTCAGAGTACTGTTGACTGACTTGTTGATGTATGAACCAGTAAATCCAGCAGGATAAACTCCAGCACCACCAGCAGCTCCACCAGCGTGTCCGTCAAGAATTGACAGCCAGCCTTCGTAGTCATTCGACGAGTATGTACCCGTGTCAGATGCAGGTGGGTTTGTTCCAGAACCAGGTACAGTTCCTTGTAGTGTAAATGTGGTTGCACCAACATTAGCAGCCATGAGGTAGTAGCCGGCAAGACTTCCAGGAGCAGATGCAGCATTAGCAACATAAATGTTGTACTGGTAAGCACCGTTTACTGGAGCAATCTTAACGTCAATCACCTTATTAGCAGCAGCAGCAACGTAAGCGGCTGTCCCGCTGTTAATTGTTGTTTCACCAAAGTAGTTCTTTGCAGTTACTACAACATAAATGTTGTTTGTAGTAGCGCTAAGTGCTGTCTCTGCTGAAGTAGGTGCACGCAATGTTAGTGTTGGGTTTGCTGGGGCGGCTAGAGCAGCACTTGTTCCTGAAAGGAGTGTGTACTCTTCACCAAGCATGAATTCCTGCAGCAATACCAAGTTGGCAAGAGCAGAAATGTCCTCAAAGCCCTGACCGGCAAATTGAGCAAGCCATGATAGCGATTCGCTCAAACCGAAGAACTTGTAAGGAATGTTCATGTCGGTCGCATTTTGCGCGCCAGAGGCAGGCAAGTTTAGCGGCCAGTTCCCACCGATTGACTGACCAGATGGAATTTCCGAGATGGAAATACGCTGGTTAGGAACGCCAGTCTCAGAACCAGAAATTCCGGTTACGAGCTTAGCACGGTGTGAGGTACCCTGACCTGCGACGCGTGGGACTTTGTTGCGGAGAGGCGAGTACACCGGGTAGATGAGTCGCGAAGGAGCAACAAGGTCAAACGGTACGAAGCCGGAGCTAAGAGGAGACGAAAGCGTAATGTTCTTGCCAAGCTCGGCAGAAAGAACGCCGTTCAACTCATTAACGAGTTGTCCGTATCCTGGGTTGTTACCTTCAGTAAGGAAAAGACCAAACTGTGAGGTGAATGCTGGGTTGATGCTCTTACGAACTGAGTCAGGGTTTGAAACGGAATTCTTAACAGATGTGCGAAGAGCACGTTCTGCTTCAAATGAACGCTTAAAGATTTCGCCATCGTCGGTCAGTGGCTGGTTGCCACCAATCTTAGCGAATCCAGCACCCTTGACCAGGTTAGGCATACGACCCGAAATCATGTCAGATGCACCCGAATAACGAGTTGCGTCGACAGCAGTGTCAGTTAAATTAGCCAGAAACCTCCAAAGTTTCTAATAGTGGATTAAACTACTCAGTCTCGAATGAGACTTTTTCGAGCAGTGTTCGCAGTTGACTCTCTGCACGCATGCGAAGTTCTGGGTTACCAGACTTCGTCATTTCGCTTAGATAAGCTACTTGCTCTTTGAGACCGTCCTCGGCAGTACGACGAAGCACATCGGCTTCAGTTGCTGCCTTTTCAATAGCTCGCTCTACCGCTACCGTACC